TTAAATGTTAACTTTACTCCACTCTTTTCCTCTATCATCGTGATACCTATCCGTTTGTTGCTGGGTTTTATGTCCCAGCAATTTCCTTGTATCAACGCCTTGTTCTTTATACAGCCGTTCGGATAAGGATCGTTGTTCATGAAATGTCGCCGGAGTCCCATCTCCCCAAACTATCTTCGCTCTATCCCTGGCTTTGCTGAAATTCATCGTCAAGGTATTTGCTTTAACCTGCGCCCCTCGTTCTGCCTGCGAAGTAGCCCGGAAGAAATGCACCAGATAAGGACTGACGGCGTAATCCCGACAACGCGCTACAACTTCACGTAAGCTCCAGTTAATAGCGTTCAGACGAAGCGACAGAGGAATGGCTATTTTACTACCTGTCTTTTCCTGAATGACATGCAAATGGTCATCCCAGATATCGCTGAATTTCATCTTTGAGATATCACCCAGCCTTTGCCCCGTGACCAAAGCCAGCAACATAGCATTTCCCATATATTTATGATTAGCATCTGCGATATCGAAAATTTTTTGCCATTCTTCCAGGCTAAGACGCTGTCGGGTAATTCGTCTCCGGGGTTGTTTTGTCGCAAGGGCAGGATTATGCCCCGGCGGTACTTCTCCTGCATGCTGGGCCTCTTTAAACACATCGATCAGCACTGAACGGATCACCTGCGCCATTCTCGGCTGGCCAGAAGCAATGTATTCGTCGAGAAGCTGTGCAATGTCCCGCACATTAACCTCAGGCAACATCTTCATACCAACGCGTTCCTTTAACAGCGTAACGGGCTTATTTTTCTGCTTATAAGTGTTCAACTTAATATCGCCGGAATTGAGCCGTTCGTCCTGTATTTTCCAGTAACGTTCCAGCCAGGTCGATACAGTAATCGCTTTGCCTTTGCGGGTGGCCATGATGTCGCCGATAGCCAAAATCTGGCGAGAACGCTGCTCTGCGAGGCGAGTATTCGCCTCGGTAGCAATCGCTATAGCCTCGGATTCATTGGTGCCGAGAGCATGAAATTTACCCGTGATAGGGTGTTTATAACGCCAGTAAACCTTGTTGACCTTCCGACTATAAAGTGGATAGAGATTCGGTACGCTGACATTATTTTTACGCGGTCTGGCAGCCATCTTTAAGTATCCTTAAAAGCGCAGGTGAGTCCGATTTTTTCATTTCAGGAGCCGCTAATTCTCCGACAAGCTCTGCATCTTCCCTTACACGCCATAACCGGCCCTGTTTCATTGCCGGCGGAGCGAAAAGGTTTTGCTTTGCGTAACGGCGAAGCGTCGAAACTTTGGGCGGGCTGCTACGATATTTTTCTGCTGCCCACTCTTCAAGCGTCAACATTTGAATCATGTCTAGTTCTCCTTACTGGCCTCACCTGGTTTGTCACGATATGCACAAGATGAGCACCCGTCACGGGTCCCATCCTTACATTTGCTGCAAATTTCTGAACTGCTGGATGAGATCACCGTCTGTGCTTCGCCAGGGCTGCAATCACGGTGTAATTCCTTATCAACGTTTCTTAAAACCTGTACTGCGTCATATAACAGCGCCTGGCCGGGATTGAGTGAGTTTTGTATGGCATGCAGCCCGGCGGCGCTGTATTGCCCGATCAGGCGTTCGATGATGTCGCGGCTCGCCAGATTTTCCGCCGTTAAATGTTCTTTGTGTTTCAGCGCTTCACACAAAGCTGCATACTGGATATCAATACGATCCGCCATTTCATTCATTAACTTCGCCGCTGTTGGTGGTAGCGTCGCTGCCGAGGAACGGGCTTTTGCGATCAGCTCTTTGGCTTTCAGGCGCATATGCGGAACTCCTGCAGCTCGTTAAAGCGATTCATAAATAAAGCGAAAGCCTGCCCTGGGCGAAGCGGGTAAATCTGGATCAAATCAGAAGGTGGGATCCCATCGAGCATAGCCCAACGGGTACCGTCGTCAATTTCCAGATCGCGGCGTTCGGTGGCCAGCATGGTGAGATCTGCATACTTCACCACCGGCGCATGTTCCGGCGCCAAACCAAACTTCGTGCGGATCAGGTTATCAACCTGTTTTTCAATCTGGCAATAATCAGGCAACAGAGCTTTCAGAGGGGCCGGAATGTCCTGCACATACGCTTCGGCAGCATCATGCATCAGCGCTTCAAAGGCATATTCAGCCGGTACGATCTGACTGCACAGCACTAAGTGTTGCGCCACGCTATAGAATTCCGGCAGATGACCGGCAAAGCGGCAGATATTTGAAAGGGCGTTGGCGATATCTTCAATATCAACATCATCAGCAGTGGCCGAGAGATAGTCGAATTTCTTCCCGGTGTAGGTCTGAATAAAATTCTGCTTCACTGTTGTTACTCCTTTGCGCGCTGTACCGCGCGGATTTTGGGTATAAGGATCCCTCGCCGGGTGGCGATAATTGAACTGATTTCGCTTCCAGAAATGCCCCATACAGGGGGCATTTACAGCAGAGAAATTAAGCGATTGGGTAATGAGCCGTCGCCGCGGTGATGCTCTTATGTGTTGCGTAAAAAATGCGGCACCTTCACGGGTCAGGATCCGATGCCGCCAAAGGACTACATATGGCATTTATAGTGTTGTGATACCAGGGGGCCACACACCTGCTTATTTCCCGCCGGACCGCTGCGACGCATATGCCAGACGGCGTACTGCTTTTGTTACATGCCTGTCTTTTAACCACATCAGGCTCGGTGTGTCCTGCTATTCCCCAATAGTCAGGAATGCGATAATCTGAATATCCCCAATAGTGATAAGGAACTGCTATGCAAGAGCTGGATTATGAAGAACGGCACATGTCTCCTTTTAAGAGGCCTGAGCCGCCAAAACCTGACGACGAAGACTGAGGTAATATATGAACCGTGACGATATAATATTTGATATTCATTATTCGCATTATCTGGAAAAGATGTTTGCAACCCTCACGGGTAGGATTGATCGAATAATTACCTTCATCATTATTTTGTCAGGGTGCGGTGTTTTCGTTTCCATTTCTGGCTATATGATTTTCGGCGCTTTAATTTCCGCATTGTCGATTAGCCAGGTTGTATTTCAATTCTCCCGAGCGTCCGGCATAGCAGCTGAACATGCTCGAAAATACCTAGCATTAATTACGGATGAACCTGAACTGTCTACTGAGGAATTATTTTCCCGTTTTAAGTTATTACAAGATTCAGATTCCGACCCATGGGGAGCACTGCAACCTGCGGCACATAAACGGGCATCGATAGCCCTCGGCCGACAGGATAATTCACGCCCGCTCACCCCCGCGGAGGCTTTTATCGCTAGGTTAGGTGGAGATCTTCCAACGTAGGATTTCAAAATGTTAGAAAGAGCTGGTGGGCATAAGCCAACACAACCAAGACCGCCTGTTTCACCTAAACCAAGGCAATAAGGTTAGGGATATCCAGATTGTTAAAGAGCGAAGCGTCCTGAAGGGCGCTTTTTTGTTACCTACTTTCATCCCAGTCTTCATACGCCCCGGGCGGCTACTTCGTGGGCTTCCTGCCTGTTCGCTGTTAATAGCCTGAATGTACCTTTAGTTACCTCGATCGTCAAGTTAAAATGTTCCAAAAGGTACATAAAAAAATAAAAAATAGCCGGGCGTTACCCGGCTAGATGTTTAAAAATCAGAGGTTTTGTGTGATCTGAACCACTCTACCCACAATGCGGCAATTACCATCAATGGGTATAGGTTTGAAAGCTGGATTTAAGGGCATCAGATAAGAATGGGGGCTATCCCATACTAATTTTTTTACGGTTGCCTCAGAGGAACCATCCAACATGGCGACAACTATTTTCCCGTATAAATCATCCATTTGCCCGTAGTTAGGTTCAACAATAACAATAGAACCTTCAGGGATGGAAGGTAAGCCGTTCGGGTTAGTCATGGATTCGCCACGAACCACTAAACCAAAAACTTCATCGGAAACATCAGCAGTAGTTTGCGTCCATGTAATCACATCTGAAAGCCTCGCAGCTGCATAACTTTCTGTCCAGAGCCCGGCCTGAACACCTGAAATAATGGGTACGGCCTTTGGAGGTCTGATAAAAGGAATCACCTTTGTATCATCCCCAGCATCTTCCCCCTGGCCATATAATAACCATTCTGGAGTCGTGCCTAAAAATTGAGCTAGCTGATGGAGATTTTCCCCATCAGGTCTGGTAGTGCCATTTTCCCATTTAGTTACGGATACCCTACTGACACCGAGCTGCTTGGCTAGTGTCTGCTGGGTGATATCTAGTTGCAAACGTCGTGATCGGATGCGGTCTTTCATTTCACTTTTCATGTAACTAATGTTACCTGTTTTGATGGTAACTGTTGTTTGCTATTTGATGTACCTTTTGTTACCTTTATGGCGTCATCTTTACGGAGGAAATATGCATAAAACCGATGTCGTAAAACATTTCGGTGGTATCTCAAAAACCGCCAATGCACTAGGAATAACTCACCCTGCGGTCTGTAGGTGGGGAGAAGTCATACCTGAAAAACAGGCTTTTGTTATCGAACGTATTTCAGGGGGAGCATTGAAGTACGACTCGTCCTTATATCAAAAGCCTAATGAAACGAAAGTTTAAACATAACCACAGGCCGAGGGGGTTAACCGTGGGCAAACAACATTGGCAAATAGAAAAACAGCCTGCGTGGCTGGTGGCTGCCATCCGCAAAACCATAGCAGCTCTTCCGGGTGGCTATGCGGAAGCGGCTGAAATTCTGGATGTAACGACGGATGCGTTGTTTAACCGCCTGCGTGAAGGAGGCGATCAGATATTCCCTCTGGGATGGGCGCTGGTTCTCCAGCAGGCAAGCGACAAAAAGTTTATAGCTGATGCCGTTTCTCGCCAGTCAAACAGCGTGAACGTTCCGCTGGTGGCTGTTGATGACATCGAAAACGCGGACATCAATCAGCGCCTGATGGAGTCCATTGAGTGGATCGGTAAGCACTCAACCTACTTGAGAAAAGCAACTGCCGACGGCGTAATCGATCAGGCGGAACGCGAGCAAATTGAAGAGAACAGCTATCAGGTCATGGCGAAGTGGCAGGAGCATTTAACACTGCTGTTTCGTGTTTTCTGCACGCCAGAAAAAGATGACGCCAGCAGGTTGCAGCCTCTGGCGTCGCGGCGTGTCGATCATTGTGGAGATACCAACGCATGAACAGTTTAACGGCTAAAAGCCGCTTACCGCAACTGAGGATGATCCCGGTACCGGGCGTTCCGCAGTTTCAGTATGAGCGCAGATTATCAAACCGCTGGGTGTCATGTAACCACAGCCGGGCGGCGGCAATCGTGGGGGTCTACTACCGGAGGGCGAAACAGCTATGCGCGAACTCAACCGAAGGTTCAGAGACCAGTATGGCATTCCTGTGCGGGTCATCCGCTGGGAGCCCGAAACGCAGCGCGTTATCTATCTGCGACAAGGCTATGAGCATGAGTGCTTCAGCCCGCTCGACCAGTTCCGGCGTAAATTCAGTGAAATAAAGGACGACCATGAGCACTAAACTTCAGGGCTACGTATGGGATGTTTGTGCCGCTTCGGGCATGAAGCTGACCAGCGTCGCCATCATGGCGCGCCTGGCTGACTACAGCAACGACGAAGGCGTGTGCTGGCCCTCCATCGAGACGATAGCCCGCCAACTGGGTGCCGGTCCGAGCACCATAAGAACAGCCATCGCGAAGCTTGAGAAAGAGGGCTGGCTGTCACGCACTCAGCGCCGCAACGGCAACCGCAACGCATCGAACGTTTATCAATTGAATGTGGCGAAGCTTCAGACCGCTGCTTTTTCTCAACTGTCAGAATCTGACCTGTCGAAATCTGACGCATCAGAATCTGACACGTCAAAATCTGACCGTTCAAAATCTGACGCGTCGGAATCTGGCAAAACAGGCGGTTTTCACCCGTCAGAATCTGGCGGGGATCCGTCAGTAAAATCAACTACTGATCCATCAGATAATAAAAATCCTTCTTGTCCGGTTGCTGCGCAACCCGACCCCGAAGTTGTTATTACCGATCTGGCTATTCAGGTTCTGACCCATTTGAACCAGGTCAGCGGTTCCCGTTATCAGAAATCAAAAACCTCCCTGGAAAACATCCGGGCACGCATTCGGGAAGGGTACAGCGTTCATGATTTGATGCTTGTTATCGACCTGAAGCATGAGCACTGGCGCACCAATGATGCCCAATACCAGTACATGCGTCCGGAAACACTGTTCGGTCCGAAGAAATTCGAGGGGTACCTGCAGAGTGCAGTGCGCTGGGAAGCGAAAGGCCGCCCGCTCCGGGAAACATGGGATCAGAATCGGGAGAGAAACATCAATACCATTAGCGAGCCGGATACAGCTATT